CTGCAACAATACCAGCTGCGACCCTAGGAGAAATTGCATTAAACTTTAGAGGCTCTATCCTCAAGTTAGCAGGAGACAGAACATTTGAAGATTGGTCAGTGACCGTAATCAATGATTCTGAATTCAGTGCTAGAGGTGGTCTCGAAGCTTGGCAACAAGACATTCAAGAACTTGATTCAGGAATAGGTATGGCTAGTAATGATTACCTACTCTCAAGAGCGTTTGTCGAACAATTAGGTAAAGACGACGCTGTCCTAGCGAGATATGAGTTCTTCAACATGTTCCCTAAAAACATTGCTGCTATCGATTTAAATTACGAAACAGTAGATGCATTAGAGGAGTTCACAGTTGATTTCACATATTCTCATTGGGAAAGAGTCAAGTAATTACAGTGAAATGACCTCTTTTAGAGAGGTATAAATAATATTATGGAATTATTTGGGTTTGAAATAACTCGTAAGAAGGACGAGTTAAGAGTCAAGGAAGCACCGAATGCAAGATCATTCGTGCCTCCTATTGACGATGATGGCACACCCGTCATTCAACAACAAGCTGGATATATATCTGGCGGAGCATATGGTGCGTATGTTGATATGGAAGGTGGTATCAAGAATGAGGCTGAGCTCATTCGAAGATATAGAGAGACATCACTGGTTCCCGAATGTGACTCAGCAATCGAAGATATAGTTAATGAGTGTATTACTTCTGATACTTCGGATAGAATAGTTGCACTCGACCTCCGAGATGTCAAACTCTCGGACAGTATCAAAAACAAGATACAAGACGAGTTTGCACACATCTTATCCCTAATGAAGTTCAATTCGAACTCTCATGAAATTTTCAGAAAGTGGTATGTTGACGGAAGGATTTATTTCCATAAAGTCGTTGACACTAAACGCCCAAAACTAGGTATCGTAGATTTAAGGAACATTGACCCTCTTAAAATTAAGAAGGTTAGAAATGTCGAAAAGGGTAAAGACCCGAAGACAAATATAGAACGAGTAGAGAAAGTCGAAGAGTTTTATGTCTTTAACGACAAGGGGTTTGATAAGACTTCTGCAACAGAAGGTTCAACCGTTAAGATTGCACCTGAAGCAGTGACTTATACAACCAGTGGATTACTTGACTACACAAGGAATGTAGTTATAGGATATCTACACAAGGCATTGAAGACTGCAAACCAGTTAGCAATGATGGAAGATGCACTTGTAATCTATAGGATTTCAAGAGCTCCTGAAAGGAGAATCTTCTACATTGATGTTGGAAACTTGCCAAAAGCAAAGGCAGAACAATACCTTGCAGATGTTATGCACAAGTATAGAAATAAACTCGTGTATAATGCAGAGACAGGTGAAATCAAGGACGATAGGAAACACATGTCAATGCTAGAGGATTTTTGGTTGCCTAGGAGAGAAGGTGGTAGAGGAACAGAGATTACCACATTGCCAGGCGGACAAAACCTTGCAGACATAGATGATATTGAATACTTCAAGAAGAAGTTATATCAATCTCTTAATGTGCCTGCAACGAGAATGGAAGCAGATAACGGATTCAATATGGGTCGTGCTTCTGAAATCTCAAGAGATGAACTTAAGTTCAACAAGTTTACGAATAGATTGCAAAAGAAATTTGCAAGAGTATTCACCGACATTCTTAGGACACATTTAATTCTTAAGGAAGTCGTGACTGGAGAAGAGTTTGATAAATTCAGAGACTTCTTACAGTTTGATTTTGCAACTGACAACCACTTTACAGAGTTGAAAGAAGCAGAAATTTTAAGAGAAAGAATGGATACTTTAGGAACAGTATCAGAATATATTGGAAAATATTATTCTAATGAGTATGTTAGAAAGTATATATTAAGACAGACCGAAGACGATATCAAACTCATTGATACACAAATACAAGATGAGGGTGGTGGAGAAGAAGAAGGCGGTCAAGATGATGGAGGATGGTAATGAGTGAAGAAAACATATCAAGAAAGATAGTTGACGGAATTGAAGCTGGAAAGTTAGAACAGGCAAAGGCAGATGTCTTTGACGGAATCAAACAAAAAGCTGCAGAAGTAGTTGATATGAAACGAGTTGAGAAGTCTGTTAATTGGGCAGATAACCAACCCGAACCCTCTACAGAGGAGTCTTAATGAAAGATTTTAAGGAGTTAGCACAAGAACTCCACGAGGCAAAGTTTGTTTGTCCCGATGGACATGTGTTGATTCGAACAGAAAGTTTAAAGCTTGATAAAGAAGCTATAAATATACATTACACGGAGTGTAAAGAAGGTATAACAGTATTTCTTAACGGACATGAAATACAAGAAACCTTCGGGGACGAAGAGTCCTTAAAAATTGGTATGCAAAATGTGAAGCAAATGCTTAAAGACATGTCCGAAGAAGGTATATCAATAGAGGAAATTACGAATGAAATTAATATCTGAATTTCAAGATTACGGGGTTAGTCCTGTAATTGTAGAAGAAAACGAAAAAGGTGGTAAAGATTACTTCATCGAAGGTATCTTTATGCAGTCTGAAATTAAAAACAGAAATGGTCGTATATATCCTAAAGAAGTTATACAAACAGAAGTTAAAAGGTATAACAAAGAATTCATAAAGCAAGATAGAGCATTTGGAGAACTTGGACACCCCGAGGGCCCAACAATCAATCTTGACAAAGTATCCCACATGATAACAAAGTTGGAAGAAGATGGAAACAACTTCGTGGGACGAGCAAAGATTTTATCAACACCAAACGGACAGATAGTTAAAAACTTGATTGATGATGGTGCGAAGCTGGGTGTTTCTTCTAGAGGACTAGGTTCTCTAGAGTCTAAAGGAAACGCACAGTATGTTAAAGACGATTTTCAGTTAGCAACTGCAGCTGATATCGTAGCAGACCCGTCTGCACCTGAAGCCTTCGTAGAAGGAATAATGGAAGGAGTAGAGTGGGTTTATGAGAGTGGTATCTTAAAAGCAAAGGATTTAGACGCTATGCAGACTGAAATGAAGACTGCTAGACTAAATCAGTTGGAAGATACTAAATTGAAACTATGGAAAAGGTTTGTTGAGAACCTATAACATATAAATAAAAAAGTAATCAATTATTACATAAACAGGAGAAATTTATGTCAGATTTAGAAAACCAAGTGGAAAACACCGAAGAGGAAACTTCAATCGTTGAAGAGCCTACTAAAGGTGCGGAAAAAGGTGACAAGTCTGCTCACAAACAAGGTTCGTCTGCTGAAGAGAAAATCGAAAGCGGTAAAGGCGAAGTCGTCAAACCTGATGAAAATCCTGTTGACAAAGCTGTTGCTAGTTTAAAAGCTGCAGAAAAAGGTTCGAAAGAAGCTAAAGATGCAGTAAACAAAAACGCTGGCAAAGCAGAAAAGCCCGAGAAACTCAAAGAAGATGAGGAAGGTTCCGAAGAGGAAGAGGTTGTAGCAGAAACTAAAGAAGAAGAAGCTCCAGTTCAAGAATCTAAGATGGAACTAATCAAGGCTGCAGTCGACAGTATGAAAGGTCTGAACAAAGAAGAAATGAATAAATTATTTGCTTCATTGTCAGAAGACGAGGTCGATGAATCCTTGACTAAAGCAGAAGTTGCACGAAAAATAGTAGAAGCATTAAAGGCTTCATCTCTAGAAGAAGTTAAGAAATTTGCAGAATCACTTACTGCAGATGAGACTGATGACAGTGATGAAGAAGACGAGAAAGAAGAATCCGTCAAAGAAGAAGCATCTGCTGAAGTTGAATCTTCATTAGTTGAGATTGAAATAGATGACGACCTATCTAAAATCTCGGAATCACTAGATTTATCAGAAGAGAATGCTGAGAAAGCCAAAACTATATTCAAGGCTGCAGTTCATAGCAAAGTTGAAGAAGTTAAAAAAGAGCTTGATGAACAGTATTCACAAGAATTAAAATCCCAAGTTGAGACTGTCAAAGAAGAACTAACTGGTTCTGTTGACAAATACTTAACATATTGTGCTGAAGAGTGGTCGAAAGAAAACGAACTCGCAATAGAAAGGGGTTTGAGATCAGAAATGACTGAAAACTTTATCGAAGGACTTAAAAAATTGTTCGTAGAACATTATGTTGAAGTGCCTGAAGATAAGTATAATGTCGTTGACGAACTCGCAAATCGTCTTGACGAGATGGAATCCAAACTCGATGCTGAAGTTTCCAAGAATATGGAAATAACAGAAGAGATTGGTAGTCTTAAGAGACAAAATGTTGTGAGACAGGCATGTGAAGACTTGTCTGAGTCACAAAAAGAGAAAATGGAATCGCTTGCCAACGGTGTAGACTTCACTGATGAAGCAGACTTCGAAGAGAAGGTTGCAGAAATTAAAGAAGCTTACTTTGGTGTTGACGGTGAGTCCATCTCAGAAGAAACGAAGGAAGAAGAAGGAACAGGTGAATTCTCTACTCAAGTAGAAGAAGTCCTTGACCCAACTATTGCTCGTTATTCTGAGGCATTAACTAAACTAAAACCATTAGGTTAAATTTAAGGGGTATAACAGTATGTTTTTATCAGAAAACTTACAAGAGAAGTGGGAGCCAATTCTAGAGCACTCCGATTTGCCAAAAATCGAAGACAACTACAAGAAAGCCGTCACTGCAGTAATACTTGAAAACCAAGAGAAAGCTCTTAACGAAGACAGAGCAACTCTTGAGGAAGCTGCACCTTTAAACTCTACTGGTAGTTCTATATCTAACTGGGATCCAATCCTTATATCGTTAGTTCGTAGAGCTATGCCAAATCTCGTTGCATACGACATTTGCGGTGTTCAACCAATGACAGGCCCTACAGGTCTTATCTTTGCTATGAAAGCAAGATACAATGACTATCCAACTGAAACTAGACTGAATAACAGTGAAGCCCTTCACGGTGAAGCTCGTTCAGACTACTCAGGTGGTGCAGACCCAACAGCTGGCCCAGTTGGTTCCGATCCTATCGGAGACCCTTTCGACACAAGTTCACCTTCATACGCATCAACTACTGGTGCTGGTATGGCTACTGCTTCTGCAGAAAGCTTAGGTGACGCTGCCGGAAATCATTTTGCACAAATGTCTTTCACAATCGAGAAAGCAACTGTGACTGCAAAATCAAGAGCACTCAAAGCAGAGTATACATTAGAACTTGCACAAGACCTCAAAGCAATCCACGGTCTTGACGCAGAATCAGAACTTGCAAATATTTTGTCAAGTGAGATTCTTGCTGAAATCAACAGAGAAGTAGTTAGGAATGTCAATCTTCAAGCGAAGACTGGTGCTGCTGACACTGCTACTGCTGGAACTTTCAACTTAGATGTTGATGCCAACGGTAGATGGTCTGTTGAGAAATTCAAAGGTCTTTTATTCCAAATCGAAAGAGAAGCTAATACAATAGCACAAGAAACTCGTAGAGGTAAAGGAAACTTTATCCTATGTTCTAGTGATGTTGCTTCTGCTCTTTCTATGAGTGGAGTATTGGATTATGCACCTGCCCTATCAACTGGACTTAATGTTGATGATACTGGCAATACATTTGCTGGTGTTCTTAACGGAAGAGTTAAAGTCTATATCGACCCTTATGCAGGCGTTGATTATATGACTGTTGGTTATAGAGGTTCAAATCCTTATGACGCTGGTATGTTCTATTGCCCATATGTTCCATTACAAATGGTGAGAGCAGTTGGCGAAAATACTTTCCAACCAAAAATCGGTTTCAAAACTAGATATGGTATGGTTAGTAATCCTTTCGTTGGCGCAACTCCATCAAGTGGAATGGCAACAGCAGGAACAAACCAATACTACAGAAAAATGGCTGTAAGCAATATTCTGTAATATCGAATTTCGTTTCGAGTTAAAAGAGAGTCTTCGGACTCTCTTTTTTTTAGCCCATATATAATACTGTATCATTAAGATACAGACATAACACACATACACACAGGAGGAGATATGTCAAACACAAAATCAGGGTTCGAAATCCGAGCCGACTTACTTAACCAAGCACAAGGTCTATTAGAAGGAAATATCTATAGAGCCAATGATGCTTTACAAGTTCACAATGAAAACTACCCTAACGATAAAAAATGTTATGGTAGTCAGACCGTGGCCACAAGCGAAGTTATTAAAGTTGCAAGACAACTTAATGAGTTTGTAAACGAGAAGTAAGTATTGTGGGGCTTCGGCCCCACTTTACATAAATAGTTATATGGAATATCAAAAAGACATAAAAGTTTTAGAAGGCCCATGGGAAAGGAAAGCATTTCCTAATGGAGTGGAACAAACAGACGCACAAGGTGTAATATCAAAAACTATTACTACCATGTATAAAGAAGACGGTTATCTTTGTGAATGCACTGTTGTAAGACAGTATAGAGACAATGGTGACTACTTTGATAATACATATAATAAAAGGATTATAAAGTTAGAAGATACTTTAATTAGCGACAAATGAGTGAGACTTTAATTAATAAATCTTTACTTGGTAAGAATAATTTTAGATTACTTATCGATAAAGTTCCTAATACAGAATTCTTTGTTAAGACTGTAAACATTCCCGGCCTACAATTTACTGAGACAATTCTTGCAGCTGGAATTGGTTTAGATGCATTCTTTCCCGGCGATAAGATTACCTTTGAACCGTTAACAGTTGGATTCCTAGTAGACGAAGACCTTGCAAACTTCAAAGAAATCTTTGATTGGATGGATCAAATTGTTCCAGTATCCGACCCAAAAGATTATGCTAACTATGTTGGTTCAGTGCAAACTGCTACAGGGACACAATCTGCAATAGACAATGATATGAATCAATATTCAGATATAACATTAGTCACAAATACAAACAAAAACATACCAAATAGATACTTTAGATTCCACGATGCATTCCCTATATCCTTAAGCGGTATAGAATTAGAATCAGGTGCAGACGGTGAGACCGTTATAGCAACCGTAGAATTCAGGTTCACATATTATGACATAGAATCCACTTCCTAAAACACCATAAATATGGTATAATAGGTATATTATGACTCTAGATGAATTGAAAAAAGAGTGGAAAGAGGATTGTGAAATTGACGATATCGAACTAGATAAGTCGTCATTAGAACTACCTAGACTCCACGCAAAATACTCCGAATACTTAACTGACGCTGTTGTTAGGCATAAGAATCTTCAATTAAGATACTCTATGACTTTAAAAGACAAGTGGTTATGGTTTAACGGTAAAATGGACGAGGACAGAATCAAAGAACTTGGTTGGTCAGACGACCCATTTGACGGTCTCAAAATCATGAAAAACGATATGCAGATATTTTTTAATGCAGATGAAGACTTGCAAAAGTTAAATGCACAAACAGAATATCAGCAAATTCAAATTGATTTTCTTAAAAGATGCATGGAAAATATAACATGGAGACACCAAACCATAAAGAACACCATTGACTGGCGTAAATTTATGGCAGGCTCCTAATGTTATACAAACAGTATTGCGTAGTCCTTGAAAATTTCCTAACTGCACAAGAAGTGGATTATATCCATGGATATGCTTACAACCTTCCTATTGCAGAAGGTAGGTTAGGTTTTGGTGGGACAGACAAAGACGGTATTCAACACCGAGAACAAGGTGAAACTGGTAGTAAAGATAGCAATATAAGACAGTCTACTAATAAGTGGATAGAACACAATGCCGAACTAGGTGATTTTGACCAAGTGTTAAAACAAAAAATATTTGACGGAATGGTTCATGCAAATCAAATCGCAGGTTGGAATTACGAAGTAGACGGTATGGAGACATGGCAGTATACTATATACGAAGCTCAACCTGATAGACCAACTGGAGATTTCTATACTTGGCATACAGACGCGGGAATTGAAAATTATAAGAATGGAAAAATTAGAAAGTTATCTTGTTCAGTTCAATTATCAAGTCCCGAAGATTATGAGGGTGGTCATTTTCAATGGATAGAATCAGCGGGTGTTTTTGATAATCTAAAGGGAAGAGATACACTAATAAGTCAAGATGAATTAACCAATACCGCACCATTTAGTGGTAAGTCCCTAGGTTCAATGTTAGTATTTCCTTCTTGGTTGCACCACCAAGTGACCCCAGTCACACACGGAATAAGAAAGTCATTGGTTGTTTGGAGTGCTGGATGGCCTCTGAGATAACTCTCAAGAAGACAGATGAAGTCTTCATGCAAGTTCAATGTGACGATGGGTTAAAAAGAGACCTCTTCGATTTTTTCTCGTTCACTGTTCCTAATGCAAAGTTCATGCCCTCGGTAAGGAATAGATACTGGGACGGTAAAGTAAGACTCTTCTCAATCAAAACAAACAAAATTTATATCGGATTACTTCCTTATGTGGACGAGTTCTGTAGAGAAAGAGGATATGAAATAAACGGTATAAATGATGTCATTGGGGATAAAGAAAGAGAACCTGATGAAAACTTTATTAAAGAATTAAACTTACCCTTAACACCAAGAGATTATCAATTAGACGCGTTCAGAACAGCTGTCCAGTATGGAAGACAACTTCTACTCTCACCAACTGCAAGTGGTAAATCATTAATCATATATCTACTTGCAAGATATTATAACAAGAAAACAATTATTATTGTTCCTACCACTTCACTGGTAGAACAAATGGCAAAAGACTTTGCAGACTATGGATATGATAAAGACATTTGTAAAATCTATAGTGGGCAACCTGTATTTGATTCTGATATTACAATTTCAACTTGGCAAAGTTTTTCTAAAGCACCTAAAGATGTAATGCAATCATTCGATATGGTTGTTGGGGACGAAGCACATTTATTCAAAGCACAGACACTAAAAGGTATACTTGAAAAAATGAAAGATACTGCAATTCGTATTGGAACTACAGGAACCCTTGACGGTTCAGAATGTCATAGACTACAACTGGAAGGAATGTTTGGCCCAGTTAAGAAAGTAGTCTCTTCGAAAGAATTAATGGACGAAGGAACCATTGCAAAAATTAATATTGATTGTGTCATACTTCGTCATACTAAACAAAAGAAAGGAACCTACCAAGAGGAAATGGATTATCTTGTAGGTAGTGAAGCAAGAAATGAATTCATATGCAACCTAGTGTATAGTCTAAAGGGCAACACCTTAGTCTTATTCCAGTTCGTTGAGAAACATGGAGTTAACCTTCATGGTAAAATGTTTAAAAGACTAGGAAAGAAATTACACTATGTCTATGGTGGAA